AAGCACCGCTTTTCTAGCTTCAATCATTTGTTGGAGCTGCTGTAGTTGTTGAGCAGCCTGTGGATTAGTAGGCGCTTGTTGTTGTAACTGTTGTAACTGCATCATTTCCTGACTGAACTCGACTTGAATCTGTTCCATAGCCATTAGACTAATGTGTTCTAAAATATTCTTTTGTAAGGCTCCCATAATCGGAGGATTGTTTCTTACCAGATTCGTAGACATAAAATTCAAGTGCGCGGTAATATGCGCTTGGTGATCCTGACCTGGAAACGCTTGGAAAGGTTTTCCCGCTAACGCATCAATGTTTTCTAACGATGGATCCTTCGGTGCATTCGGTGGTGGAGGTGGTAAAACTTGATCAATATTCTTAACACCCAACGCTTCGTACATTTTTCGGTAAGAGACATATAAATTATGCATTTTGGGTTGAGACATTGCGAGTTGTAATTCTGTTTGTGCCAAAGTAATTCTCTGCGTCATCGAGAAGATATTCGGATCCGCTACGGGTAAAATATCGATTCGATCATCAAAATCTATTTGCTTAATGGTCCTTGCACCACCGACCACGTCATAAGGATACTCGGGTGGTAAATACGTTGAAATAATTTTAGCCAGTAATTTAAATTCTTGCTTCATGGAGAAATAAAGTCTTTTGTGAATAGCGGACATCACTTTCGATCCTCTTTCTAAAAGAGCCATCGTTGTTCCCACCGCCGCTTGTTGAGAACCTTCTCCAACTTGTAATTCGGATATGGCAGCAAATCTTTGACCTGCTTGAACCACAATACCCATCAACTGTAATAACGTTGCTGATGGTTCTTTGTAAGGCAATGGATAGAATGCATCTTTTAATGATCCTCCAGGAGCGTCTACGTCTTTAAACTCTCCAGGTTGAATTGGGGATGCTTCATCTTTTACTCTGACCCCACGTTGCTTAAAGCCCGCAGGTAAATTCGATAGTGTCCCAGCATCTAATAATTGGCGGAGAGCGACCGTTGCAGTGCGACTCAATCCGCCAATCATGTGTATGAGTCCAAAGCCATAGAATCCTAGTCCAGGCAGAAATTTAAAATGGACAAAGTATTGGATTCTTTGTTTCTTTGGGTCATTGGGCGCGAAGTTCCTTCTTATCGAAAGAACCTTTGTGCTGCTTTCATCGATGGTTACGATGTACGGCAGCTTGATGCCAGTCGGTTGCCCGTCTGGACCAATATCTTCGAAGCCTTCTAGATCTAAATCTACATGGCATTCTAATAGGGTATAAATATTTGGATTACGTCCTGTTCGTTTCGTTCCTTCTAATTCTCTTTCCTTTTCTTTTAATTCGTCTTGCATCAACACGCCAGGCTTTGCGAGTTCAATATCGCTATAGAATCCTGAAACCTGTTGTTTTCTTACTTCATTTTCTGGAAGTCTGATGACATGGGTAATGGATTCCGCATCCGCTAATGATGTTGCGGTATAAGGAACCACCACATCTTCGGCGGGTACAAATTTGGATACCGCACGTTGTAGTAAGTCATCGTAATAAACTTTTTTAAAGGTCGAGCCTGCTAGTGGTAAATGAAATAACATGGAATCAAATTCGGGTTCGTATTCTTTCATCTGATCCATGATTTGATAGTTCATGAAATTTTTAACTCTTTCCGCTTGTTGAGTCTTACCTGGATTGGGTGCTCCCATAACTTGCGTTCTAACGGGACCATCGGCTGGCATGAGTTCTTTATAAGCGGTTGCTTGGAATTGGGTTACGGCTTCTGCGAGTACGGGATGCGTGGCTCCTGAAGCGCCTTGAAAGGGCTCGGTTCTATTTTCGTATTTGAATCCTAAGAGATCTAATCCCTGCGTGTAGGTTTGTTCCCATTCTTTCCTACTTGTTTTATTATCCTGATATTGATATCTCAGGTCGCTACCGATAGGATCTGTAATCTCCTCGGGAAGTAAATCTGCTAGGTTATCGAAATGCGATTCGGTTCCTGGAATATTTAAATTTGTGTTAGGATCAAAATCAATCGTTGCTCCACCATCGTCTTCTGATGTGACTTCGATCGGTCCTTTTTGAATTTCTTCCTCATTTACATCAACATCGACTGCATTTAATTCGCCCGTAGCAGGAAGTTTAGTATCTGGGAGTCCTTTTTCTATATCTGCCATATATTATCCCGTTCGCTTTGTAGCATAGTTATTTAAAGAAGCCAAGCCGCCTCTAGCATAAAGTTTTTTGGGTTGAAGAGCTTCTTGAAGTTCTGCTAGGGTTTTTCCTTCTGCATAATAAGGCTCCGTTTTTTCTGGTCCTCCCCACGTCCATTTCCATTGTGGACCGACAAACCAGTTTCCTTCTGTATCAACATTAGCTTTAAGATTCAAATTTCCCATATCCTTATTAAAATCTAAACGCGCCCCATCTCCTGTCGAGCCTACTCGAACAGGTCCATAGGCAACTGAGCCTGTAAGGCCTTTATCATAATCCAAATTCGCTGAAAAATCCCCTTGGTTAATACCAAGTCCATAAGTTGTGTCGTGAGTCAAAAGGTCTGTTTTTAAATTTGGGTTAATGGTTATACCTTTATCAAAAGTATAAGATCCACTCAGCTTTAAAATATCACCTTTTTGTTCTTCGGTCATCGTATCTCCAAACATTTGCATCATGCCTCGAGAACCACCGAACCATCTCCATAACATAGGATCTGCCATTAACATCTCCATAATCCTCTGTGTTTCCCGATCAGGTGCTCCACCTGTTTCTTTACGCTTCTGTGCTTTGATGAGTTCTCCTTCAATGCTCCAGTTAGGATTGCCTACAGCTAATTTAATTTTTTCAATTATATCATCGGTACCTTTAACCGAGGAAGTAATGTCTATCTTCCCTACATCAAATGTAGGTTTAATATCCCACGACACATCATCTTCGGTTATTTTAGTCTTAAAATACTTATTAGCCAATTCTAAGGATGCATTAATATCTCCTCCAAGATTAGATTCAGCAAATATCGTTGCTGCAGTGTTTCCAGGTAAATTTAATCCTTTAGTAAAACTTAAAAGTGCATCTTCATCTAAACTGATCAAAGGAATATTTTCTTTGTTTAAGAATTTTTTTCCTTCTTTCAAAGACTTGAGTTCATTTCCACTTAGTCCAAATTCAATACCAAATTTATTCCAGAAATAATCTGACTTCTCTTTACTTAAATTAGCCACATTAACAGCCGCCATAACTTTATTAAAAGGTTCCATCGACTGATCTCCCATTCCGCTTCGAGCCCTTGGACCTGCACGAAATGGAATTATATCTCCTTTTTCATCTAACTTATAGTGTTTAGGTCTATCTTTTGCTTTTCCTACTACACTCTCTATAATTTCCTCAAAAGTACGTTTATCTTCTTTAGGAGGAGCTTCAACCGTTGTTATTCCTCTGTTTTCTTTTTTTAAAAGAGGAGACTCGATATATTCTCTCGTGTCATAAGCGCCTCCAGGCAAGTTGCCTGTTTCTTCAAAAGGATTAACTCGGTTCCCTTGTTGGTACCCTGGTCTAGGAATAATCCCTTGTGGATCGGGCCCTGATTCAGGGGGAATGGCCCACGGACGACGGATCCCTGCGATCCCTCCACCTGCTTTTTCTGTTCTAAAGTTTTCTGCAAAATAGTCCATCTTATCTTGATCTTTTAAATAATCACTAAAATCATCATAGGTCCATCCTCTTTGAGCGTCTGGATTTAAAACAGGTTTTCCAATATATTCTAAACCTTCAGGACGTTGTACAGTTCGTCCTTTATAACCTCTTAAATTAGGATCAATATACACACCCCAATTTTCTAGTCTTTGATCCATGTCAGCTTTTTGATAACCAGGGAATTTTTCATTCATTAGTCTGTATCTTTCCTCTTCCCTTCTTCTAGCTAATTCAGGAGTATCACCTTGTCCATATTCTCCATATTCAATAGCTCTTACGCCTTGTTCCGTTTGTTGTTTTTCTACAGCTGCTTGATACATATCTCGATCATAATTCAATTGCTTTTCGAGTCCCTTAATTTCTTCCCACAAATTTTCTGAAGCTGACATGAATTGCTCTGCTCTTTCAGGATCAGCTTTTCTTCCTCTTCCACTTGTTCTAGCTTTATTATACGCAGAGTATAAGGAATTATATTTATCATAAGCTGCCGCTAAAGCTTTTTCATTCTCAACATATCTTTTTACTGATTTACGTTCACCAATTACTTGACCAAACTCTGGGTCTTGCATGGGAGGTCGATTATCCACATCCAGAAATTCATTATCTCCTCTAATTGTATAAAGTTCTTTTTCTAAAAGTGGTTCAGCTCCTTCTAACAATCCTGTTTTTGTACTCGGATCTAACATTTTCCAGAAAAATGTTTCCTCCTTAGCTTGATCATGGGTTAAACCTTTTCTTCGTCCCCATTCGTAAAAACCTCCTTCAAAAATAGGTTCTAATTCAATTCCCCAGCTTCTTCCTAACTTCAAAAGGCTCTTTCCTCCTTTTACTCCAGCGCCCAATAGGCTTTTCATATTTTTAGTTTTATTTATGTTAAACTGTTTAGCACGAGCTGAATTTCTAATGGAAAGATCATCGCTCTTTAAATTTTTATTATGTTCTTGAATTGCATTGTTCATGCATTGGTCATAACCACCCTTAGAAAAACCAATTCTTCCGCCTTCGGCTTTTTTCACGGATTTCAGTTTACAATTTCCACCTATTCCAACGTTTTGGTAAGCTTTAAAAATCCCTCTAGGTAAATTAACACCTTCTTTTTTTAGTGCTCGAAGTTGTTCCTCAAAAGGTATTTCTTTCCCAAAATGTCTCGATCGTTCCACCATAGCGGGTTTGGACAATATTTCATTTGGTAAATTCTCTTTGTAAAATTTAAATGCTTTTTTCTTATCGGATAAATTATCAGACGCATTCCACATCTTTTCAAATTTAGTTCTAACTTGTGATTCTTTTAAATTTAAAGACTCATTAGATAGCGAAACATCAAAAGGATCATTAAATCTTCCAGCATTGTGTTGAATTTCAAAAAAATTATCTTTGCTCGCAGCAGTCCAATTTGGAATTAATTTGGAATTAATTTCTGTTCTAAGTCCTGGTGTTTCGTTAACAAACCATTTTTGATCAAAAGGTTTAATAACCTGTGCATACGTCTTTCCAGTGTTTTTAGGATTAATATAATTTTCTAAATTCTTAAAAGTTATTTTTTCCCCAGTTTTAGTATCTAAAATTTCTGCATTTAAAAACCTTTCTCTTGAAACATATCTGCCATAGTCTCCTTCGATTTTTAATCGTCTTCCTTCCTTATATCTTTTAGCGTCTTCAAATAAACCTCTCCATAATTCTTCTTTGGGATTTTTAACAGCCTGGATCATTCCAAATTTCTCGTAAGATTTTACTTTTGATTTAAAATGAGCTGCTTTTATTTTCTCAGGGTTTGCCTTTTCCCAAGCTTTTCGAGTAGCCGTCTCTCTTGCTGAAAAGTCGGGGTCCGTTAATCTTTTCTGCTTTCTAATTTCGCCGCTTCTTTTGAATCTAACTTTAGTTTTTATGGTTTGATCATCTAATCCTTTAATATCAATACCCAATTCTTTAGCTTCTGTTTTATAGGAAGACATAGATTGAGGAAGAGTTTTAGTTTCTAGTCCTAATCTCTCTCTTCGGGCGTAAACTCCACTTTCAGTAAAGTCACCTCCTCTGTCTGTTGTAAATTTGTTTTCATTTAAAAATTCAGCAAACTTCAAATCAGAACCGTCAAAGTTTTTATGTAGTTCAATAAACTCAGCATTATCTAGAAAATTTTTCTTTAATCTTTTTTCAACTACCAATCTTTTTCTTTTTGCTTCTTTATTTTCTGGATAAGGAAGTTTTCTAATATCAGGTCTTAGCTCATTAATAATTCTATTTACGGTTTTTCTATCAATTCCAAATTCATTTGCTTTGTCTACAGTAAAGCCTTTGGGAAGTTCTTTACCTTTAAAGGTTATAATGTCCTCTCTAAATCCAGCAGTATCTCCAGCATACCCCTGTCTCCCTGGTCCAGGTTGCACGAGTTGTCCACCACGGAAATTGAGTCTCCGTTCATAGCGCGCAGAATCCTGCGACCATTCCTTTAGGTCCTCGAGTTGTTGAATAATATTAGCCATTATTCTCCTAATGCGTAAGCAAGACCGCCAGAAGCTTTACCTTGTTTAGATGGTTTGAAACCTTCCTTCCATCCAATGTCTTCCTTGGCAATTTCTTCAAGTTCTAGGTGATCCATTTCATCAATATAGTGATCGACATCTTTCATCTTGCCATCCATATCAGGACGTACGGTTCCTTCAAAATATTCATCAGGAGCTTTAACCGCCTTAGCCCCCTCATCACTAACCTTACTTCCTTTTTGAATATATTCACCAGGTGTAATTTCCATATGGACTTCATGATAGCTTGGTTCATCACTGCCATACATTGCTTTTTCTTGTCCTTTTTTAATTCTCGTTGTTCCTGCCGCATCTTCAATAACCTCGACACCTTTGTAAGAGTGCACGGTACTATAATCACTTTTTTTAACTCCTTCGATAAAATTTTTGGCTCCTTTAGCTTTAACCACTTCGATTAAGTCCAAAACATATTTTGGCATGCCATCGGCTCCTCTTACAATCACTTCTTCTGTGACTTTAGGAGCAACTTTAGCGACTTTGGCCGCTTTACCTAATTTAAGGAGTCCTGCTCCTCCTGCAATTCCAGCGCCCGTAATTCCAGCCAGCATTTTCAAAAATGCTCTTCGAGCTTTATTAAAGCCACCTACACTAAAACCAATTCGTCCGCCTTGAGCTTTAGGTATGGGCATCTTATGTAAATGTTGATTGTCTCTAAGCCATTTTTTTTGC